GTGCCATCGCAGTTCAAGTATACCTCAAAATAGATTCGTCTGAAACGGAGGGCATTCTCAAGCTTTAGCAAGGCTCTTTGTGGGATGTCAGCTGAGATTGTTCTAGTTGTTGTTACTACAGCGTCAGTGTCACTTAGGCGATCCCATGTACGTGTGTCTAGTTCATCCCAAGTTGTTAAATCTAGGGTATCCCATGTGGTGTTTGTTCCTGATAGGGCTACAACATAGGCTTTAGCTGTTACTGTTCCTGCAGCTGATAGGTCGGCAGCCCACCAGAACAGTCTTTTCCATTCGACTGGTGTTTCAAAGTCATAGATTTTGGTTTTTACTTTGCAGGTGAATGATTCGGTTAACCCTACTGGGGTGTTTACGATTTTATAGATTTTCCAGTTTGATGATGTTCCTGATGCTGTGACGCCGTAACCGATTTCGTTGGATAGGATTTCGGTGCTGATTGGTGGCATTTGTTTGATGAACGCTAGGTTGGTTGTTGATTCCCATTGGCTCCATGTTCCTGTTAGCAGGTTTAGGACGTAGAGGTTTCCTGAGAACCAGACTAAGGCTCTGTCTGCGAATACGGATAGGGCGAAGTTCTTTTTGTATGCTGGTGATGCTGATTTGGTTGAGAAGACTACTTTTTGTGAGTTTAATGGGATGAAGCCGTTGTTTTGTAGCTGGTATAGGGTTTGGTCGTGTAGGACTACGTAGCCGTTTCGGTATGCTGCTACTGATTCTTTGTTTTCAGCTCCGATTCCTGCTTGGAATAGGTCGATTTGTCCTGATGCTGCGATTCCGGATGCTAGGTATGTGAAGATGTATGTTGATGCTGATTTGAAGATGATGATTTTGTCGGTGTCTGCGATCATCATTGTGATTGCTTGTCCGTCTCCTCTTCCTACTACGGCTACGTTGTTTGTTGTGTCCCATGTGTATACGCCTGTTGCGTCGGCTAGGGTGATTACGTTGCTGTAGTAGAAGGTTGTTTGTGTTGATGTTCCTAGTGGACCCCATCCGAACATGCGGTCACGGTATACGAGTAGTCCGTCGAGGGCTGGCATTGTGCTGATTGCTGTTGATCCGGTTGTTGGGTTCCAGCGTGTACCACCTGTTGAGGCTTTAGATAAGACTACTTCTTCAGCGTATTGTACGTAGCCTGTTGCTTTGTAAGCCCAGATCTCTGTCCATGCTGGTGTCACTGTGTTGAACACCCATGTTTTAGCGTCTGTTGTTGCGACAATGTAGCGTACGCCAGCTGATGTCATATAGTAGCCGAGGATGTCAATGTATTGTCCGGATACTGGTACGCCAAAGCTGCTGTCAGCTATTGGTGGTCGTGACTGTAGTGCACCTGTTGTGCTGAAGTCCATGTTGATTAGAGATGAAACTTCGTTATCTGAGATTGAGGATGGATCCCAATAGTTGTTTAGTCCACCTGAAAAGTCTTTTAACGATATTTCTCTTGTACGAGCAATCGATGTGCTATCCATAGTAGTCGTCTGGATCCATCATTACGGTTGGGTAGTAGTCTAGCTGTGAAATGTTTTCACGCTGGTTTAGACGGTCTAGCCCTTCACGGAATTGTGCCTTCTTGTATTGTGATGCAGTGTAGTTTTCATCTAGTTCTAATGCTTGTGCAAGAACGTAGTCGACTAGATGGTTTAGGTAACGGTCTGGGATTGTTAGATAGGTTGATGAGCTGATTGCGTTGACTGTTGCAGGTGTTTTAACGTATTCTAGTTTTAGTCCGTTAGTGTAGGTTGTTGTTCCTTTAGGGTAGAACGTGATTACACCGTTTCTTTCATACCAGATTGAAGGGTATGCAGATAGTGCTTCTAGTTCTGGATCCATTTCTAGGACGTATTCACGGTATTCTTGTGGGCTCAAGTTTTTGATTGGTCTGCCGTCAACGTATACTGCTTCGATGAACTGTACTGAGTCTGTTGGGAAAGTGTATTCTGTTGTTCCTGCAACATAGTCTGTGTATTTGGTGCCTTTAAGTACAGGGTTGTTGTTGATGATTTCCTGTTGACCGTCGTTGATCCAGCGGATCATCATGGCGTCGGTTACCTGTGCACCTGACGTGTCACCAAAGGTTGTGCGTACTCTATCGGATACGTCTACTGTGGTTTTGGTGAATGTTTCTGCAGGCATTATTTCCTAAGTATTTGACCGTCGTGCTTATATTCGTGCTTATTAGATTTTACCATTGACTTGAGAAGATCTTTACGTTCTTCATAATATTCGAGTTCTTGTTTCATCTGTAAAGCTTGTTCTGCTTGAGCTAGGACTTCCCATTTGTTGAATGTGGCGTCAGCGTTTTGGCTGTCTCCCATAGCCAGTTCAGCTACTAGACGTGCATCGATCTGTGATTCGTGTAGCGTTTTGATCACGTATGGTGGTAGTAGCTCTGGTTCGTCTACTAAAGCGTATGGTTTTTCTGGGTTAAAATCTGGGTGTCCCGGTTCAAGCTTTAGTAGGCGAACTGTTGGGTACATGTCTTTAATGACTTTTGCGACTCTTCGCTGGTATTCGTGGTGCAGTCCGTCGATACGACTAAAATCTAGTATTTCCATTTTTGCCTCCTATTAGAAAGCCCAAGGGTATCAGGAGAGACGGTGCCTGATACCCTTGGGCAATTTTATTTTTAGTAGCTGTTTCCTGCTTCGGTGATACCAGTCATTACTGCGTGTGCGTTACGACGGTATGTACCTAGCTCAGAGTACTGGTAGATTGTAGCCTTGTAGGAGTCAGTTCCTGATCCACGTGACCACATTGAACCATCACGGTCCATCCAGCTCCAGTCCTTCTTACGGTTAACTACAAGCTCCTTGCTTGATAGTGCGTAAAGTGAACCAGATGGTGCAGCGAAGTCAGAAACAAATGAGATGTCCTTACCTGCTGCTGTGAATGTGAAGGCACGCTGTCCACCCTTTAGGTCTGTTCCGTCGTTGAAGCGACGTAGAGATGTTAGTAGTGACCAGTAAGCGTTGAATACACCCGGTGATGCTAGGAATACGTCAACGTCTCCGCCCTTCTTGTCTACAGCCTGAACAGTCTGGATTAGACCTAGCTCGGTTAGTGAACCTACGCTGGTGTATTCCTTAGCTGCCCATACAGGGTAGTCGCTTGCACTGATGTCGTGTAGAGTACCAGTTGCCTTAACGATTGCTCCTAGTCCAGTCCATTCCTTGTTGTAGTTGTCAACAAATTCTGCATCTGAGCTGTTAGCTGTTGCACGTAGAATGATATCTGTTGATGCTACACCAGTTAGTGTCGGTGCGGTACCGTCAGATAGCTTAGCTACTGTGAAGGTGGTGCTGCTGTTAACTGCTGTTACATATAGTGGGGTTGCAGATGATGCACCAGCACCAAATGTTCCACGAGCTGCACCAGCTGATGTACGGATAGAGACGGTCATACCTTCTACTAGCCAGTTAGTTGAGTCAACAGTGATTACTGCACCTGAAACAGAAGCTACAGTTGCTAGCTTACCTGTTCCATCGCCGTAGATCTGACGGTTTAGGTCCTGTGACAGGTCACGCTTCAGACCCTTGATTTCGTTGTCAACTACGTTGATGAAAGCGTTGTAGTTGTCTGCTGCCTGCTCAAATAGCTGACCGTCTACCTCGATAGTACCGTATAGGTTCTTTAGGTATAGGTTAGCCTGCTTGTACTTCTGTGCACCAGCGGTTGGTAGGTTTTCACGAAGTCCACGTGCACCAATACCGGAGTTTCTTCCGATGTGGGTGTCGAACTGAACTTGCTTACCGTTCTGTGTGATGTGTGAAGCTGAAGCCTCAATGAACTGCAACGCAGGGTTCTTGTCACGTAGCTGTTCGTGGAGGTCGCCGTACACGATCTTAATTGCCTGAGAAGCAAAAGCGGTGATACCTTGACCGGTACCAAAGCCCTGAGTTCCCAGAGATTGACCTGTATAAGCCATTGTTTATTCTCCTAATAAGAAATTGATTGATTGATTGTTATGCGAACACGCATACGCCATATCGCCCTGACCTCAAGGAGGCTGTACTCAGACATATTCAGGATATCATAATGTTTCACGTAAAACAGATAACCCCTCTACCGATTTCTTGATAGAGGGGTTTTAACTTTTCTGTGTTAGTTGCCGTACTGCTGTTTAAACATTTCGGCTAGCATATCTTTTTTGGCTCGATCATCTTTAGGGATGTTCATAGTTTCAAAAGGAACACCGTTGCCACCTTTACCGACTACGATTGGTGCTTCACCTGAAAGGTCTACTGGACCTAGACGCTTGAAACCTGTGCCGGTTAGTTCAACAAGTTTCTTAGCTGCCTGCACTACGCTCATGTCTTCGCCACGGATCAACGCTGCTTCCATCAGTTCGATGATAGCGTTTTCCTGTGCTGGAGATACTTCGTAAACGTCACGGATACCAGCGAACTCGGCTTCGATAGCTTCGTATTCGTAAGCTGTTTCACGTTCAAACTCTTGGTTCTGAATGTAATCTTCAAGCGAGTTAAGCTTTTCGTCACGTTCAGCTAGTTCACGTCTAAACGATTCTGGCAGCTCATCTTCGCTAAGGTTGTCAGCGAACTCAGATAGCATGTCGTCAGCTTCAGCCATAGCTTCTTCCTGAAGCAAACCCTGCTGCATTAGTGCACGTGTAAGGTTCTGGTGGATACCTACTGGATCTTCAGCGATAGCCTGAGCGATCTGGATGCTCTGCTCAATGTATGCTGGATCAACACCATTATCGACATACTCTTTGTATGGAGTATATTTTTCTATCTGCTGCTGGAAGTTACGATCCTGTTCCTGTAGGTGAGGAATAACTTTGCTGTGCCATGCTTCAGGCAGCTCAGCTAGAAGCTTGTCGTATGCTGGATGAGACTTAAGTTCAGGCTCACCAGAATCAACTGTTGTTTCTTCTGTGCTTGGTGTTTCTAATCCGGAAAGACCAGATTCTATTTCTTCAGACATTTTCGTCTCCTATATTCTTTATCCGAGTTGTTGAGCAGTCATCCCTGACTGTTCTGTCATAGCA